CAGAATCTTAACCACGCCACCCGGCGGTCCGGGGCGAATGGGTGGTGCTACCTCGCCTGTTTAGTTTGCTTATTTTCTGAGCGTTGTTTCTGAGGTGTGCCTTGCGGTGGAGGTAAAGTTCTTGCTTTAATGAGTTTTGTAGTGTTAATATTGAGTTATGAATCTACAACCTGAGCAAAAAGCAGAGTTAGAGAAGCAGGGCAAGCTAAAGAGCTTCAACTTGCATCGAGCGGGATTAAAGGCTAACGGCTCTACAGCGAGGGACGCGCTTATGGATTCTATCCGTGAGTATCTTGGTGAAGATTGGGTATACTCGAATAAGACGAAGCGCCAGCCGAAGACTACTGTTCCTGAGCAGGAAACACCTCCTGCGGGAAGTGAGAAGAAGAAGGAAACGCCCGCCCATTTGAAGCAGTTGGAGTCTTTTAATTCTCTGGGAATCCCGAAAAAGTCAAAGCCTGTTGACATGATTCAATGGGTAGCGAGCAATTTATATGACACCATAGACTTTGCGGATTGTCCGGGCCGCGATGCATTGGCGCTTTTGTCTGATTGTCTGCGGTATCCGTCATTACGCCTTGATTTTTGGAAGACGATGTATACGAAGATACTTCCGAGCCGCGCGTTATTGAACGAAGACGAAGAGGTTGATGAGATTGATGGGTCAAAGACGATGTCGATTCTTGATGAGATCGAAAAAATCAAAGAAACTTCTGGATCAGCATGAGACATGCCTTAGGGGAGAAGATAACGACCAAGCATTTTGATTCTTATGTTCCGCGAGACCCGTTTGACAATGTTCGGTATAGGAATAAGATGCTTAGATTGGCCAGCACAGATGTTACTGCGCAGCGCGTAATGTTTAAGTTGTGTTCCGAAGACCCGCTTTTTTATATAAACACGTTTAATTACTCATTTTCTCCAAAAGACAGTATTTATGGGACTCCATTAACGCCATTCACGTTATATGATTTTCAGTGTGAGACGATATTAGATTTACTTGATTGTGTTGATCGTGGCATTGATGGCGCTCTTCCTAAATCGCGAGGAGTAGGAGCCTCGTATTTGGGGATAAATGTTATTGAGTGGTGTTGGCATTTCCGTCCGCTTTTGGCGTTTTTGATGGTGAGTCGAATGGAGAAGTTGGTAGATGATAGCGCGAATTCTGATGCATTATTTTACAAGATAGACTTCATGCACCGTTATCAGCCTAGGTGGTTATTACCTACAGGCCGCGAGCGTGGTCTAAATGACCCTGGGCGTAAGTTGCTTAGTTTGAGGAATGCTGATAACCAGAGTGTTATTAGTGGAGAGGCAACAACGGAAAATATAGGTGTTGGTGGACGAAGAACGATGATTTTCTTTGATGAATTTGCGTTATTGAAGCAGGGTCCACAGGCTTTGTCTGGTAGCCGTGATGTAACGAATTGCAGGATATTTAACTCAACGCCTCGCGGTCAAAACCACTTTTACGAAGTATGCACAAAAGTTGCGCCGAAAGTTATGCGTTTGCATTGGTCAAGGCACGACATATTTGCTCAGGGCTTGTATACGCGCGAGGAAGACGGCACAATAACGTTATTGGATGATTTTCGTGGCATGGTTCGGTTCAGGGCAAAGGGTGAAAAAGAGATTCAGGAGTTAATGTTTCCTGACGATTATCCGTTTCAGCCGACAACGCGATTCAAGTTGCGTTCGCCGTGGTTTGATTATGAATGCACGAGATGTGCGAACGAAAAAGAAATCTCGCAGGAGCTTGAAATTGATTTTTTAGGTTCGGAATATCAATTTTTTGATGCTGAGACGATATTAATTTTGAAGAAGAAGTATTGTATTGAGCCGGAGTTGGTTGGAGATTTGGAATTTGATCCGGTAACGTTTCAGCCGCGTCGTTTTGTTGAGCATGAGAAGGGGAAATTGAAATTATGGATAACTCCTGGCATGAATGGTCGGTTTCCGACTGACCGTAGGTTTGTCTTGGGAGCGGACGTATCAGCCGGCACTGGTGCGAGTCATTCTTGTGCATGTGTGGTGGACAGGGATACTGGGGAGAAGGTTGCGGTCTGGAAGGACCCTAACACTCTCCCTGATCCGTTTGCTAATGAGTCAATGGCGATTGCGAAATACTTTAATATGGCGCATATGGTTTGGGACCGAAGCGGTCCGACTGGAGAAGTTTTTACGAAAGCTATTGTCAGAGGTTGCTATGGTGATATATATTACAGAAGGAACGAAAAGAAGATAGGCCGGGAAATAACGGATGAGCCTGGTGTGTTTTTGAACACGAACGCAAAGAGTGTAATTTTGCATGAGTATCGCGAGGCGATAACCACGCACCGTTACATTAACCGCAGCGAGACGGGCCTTGATGAGTGTTTGCAATTCATCAAGCAACCAGACGGCAGTGTCGAGCATTCCGCTGCGGCTAACGCGACTGACCCGGACGGCGCTCGAACGGCACACGGTGATGAGGTCATCGCAGATGCTCTGGCATGTCTTGGAATGACTGATAGGCAACAGAACAAAAAACAACAAGAGTCTGTGGAACCGCCTGTGGGATCGCTTGCTCATCGAATGAAGAGGCGAGCGGCGGAAGAAAGGGCGGCGAAGTCAGATGATCTTGGGAAACATTGGTAGGTATCTTTATGGTTAATTCAGGCGTTAATGAAAAAGATTTGATGATCGCTATAGAGAGTTCAATTTCAAAGGGTGAGACTCCAAGAAGGGAAAGACTCACCGCGATTGAGCAATATGTAGGTTGCCATTATTCTGATGGCGGTTCTGAAAAGGGAGTCCCTACAAACTTTCTTGAGATGGCTGTAACAATCTTCACACAGCAACTTGCGGCCAGAGCGCCGCGATGCACCTTTGTCACGAAGGTTAATGCGCTCAAGCCTTTCGCTTATGCTACAGAAATCGCATTAAATCAAATCCCTGAAGAAATCGGATTAGCTGATACGTTGAGAAGCTCAGTAATGGAGGCGCTTTTTTCTTTTGCGGTTGTCAAGGTTGGTATGTGTTCTTCTGGTGCTGCTGTAATGGGGCATGAGACGGGCGAGCCGTTTGCTGACCTGGTGGATATTGACAGTTACTTTTGCGATATGTCGGTTAAGACTCGGGCTGAGATGCAGTTTGAAGGAAACGATTACTGGATGCCGCTTGCTGAGGCTCGCGAGATGTATGCTGAACACAAAAAAGACCTTACCGCTGATAAATATACGAATACGGACGCTGCTGGAAACACCAGGGCGCAGAAGGTTTCGGTCAGCGAGGACATGGAAGTTTACCGTGACAAAATTTGGTTGCGTGATGTTTGGATCACAAGCACAAACAAGCTCTTGACTTATGCCGTTACTTCAAAAAAAGTTCTAAGGATTATTGACTGGGATGGTCCCAAAGGTGGTCCGTATCATCTGCTCGGTTTTTCTGATGTTCCCGGGAACTTACTGCCATTGCCTCCGGTCTCGTTATGGATCGACTTGCATGAGCTTGGGAATAATATTTTTAGAAAATTGGGAAAACAAGCTGTGGCAAAAAAGACCGTGGCAACTTTCCAAGGTGGCGATGATGAAAATGTGGCTCGCCTTAAAGAAGCTGAAGACGGCGATGGAATTAAATATACGGGTGGTAAGCCTGAAGCACTCACGGTTGGTGGAATTGATGCTCCGACAATGGCTTTGTTCCTTCAGGTCAAGGATTTGATAAGTTACATGGGAGGAAACCTTGATGCTCTTGGTGGTCTTGGTCCAATGAGTGACACGGTAGGCCAAGACAAGATGATGACTCAAAGCGCAAGCGCGCGAATTGACTTTATGCGAAGTCAGGTCTTCGCTTTTATTAAAAGTATTTTTAAATCACTCGCGTGGTATGAATGGACTGATCCTGTGCGTAAGCGCACGGTCGATAAGCCGGTAAACGGGACAGACATTTCTGTGCGTAGTGTCTGGTCTTACGAAACGCGTGACGGTGATTGGCTCGATTATAATTTTGATATTGATGCGTATTCAATGCAATCCGATTCTCCGGCGGAGAAACTTCAAAAAATAGGGCTAATATTTGAGAAGTATATCCTTCCGATGCTTCCGCAATTGCAACAGCAGGGCGGACAAATCAATGTCAAAAAACTTGTTTCGCTTATTTCAAATCTAGCTAATATTCCTGAGTTGACTGATCTTGTCGAGTTCGCAGAGCCGATTGAAGGACAACCGGAGCAAGGTAATTCTGAGCCTACAACCGGAATGCCAGCGCATACGAGTAGAACATATAATCGCACAAATACGCCTGGGTCCTCACGGCACGGGAAAGATGCTGTCCTGAGTCAGCTTATGATGGGTGGAGACGCTCAGGATGCAGAGAAAGCTGCGCTAACAAGAATTTAAACAAGGGAGGTGGTTTATATGCCGGTATACTGCTATCGTGATGACAAAGACTTTATCCATGAACGAGTTTACAAGGCGGGGAAAGCGCCAAAGGAAATTGAGTTAATTGATGGCACTTTAGCGAAGCGAGCTATTGACATTGAGATACAAGGGATCGGGGTTCCCAGTGAAGCGGGGTGGCCACTTGAATGTGTCGCTTCCGGGGTTCATGCCAAACAAGCGAAGCAACTTCAAGACCATTTAGCGTCAAAGGGCGTTCCTACTGAAGTGTCTAAAAGTGGCAATCCAATTTATCGTGATTCGAGCCATCGCAAAAAGGCTCTTAAAGTTCGCGGATTCTTCGATAAAAATTCTTACTAAAACGGAGGTAATTTTATGTTGCGTGTATTTAAAAAGAAAATTGTTCGCTTCTTTAAGAAAACCAAAGACAGACTGTCAAGAACGATCGATAACGGCGGTGAACGGTATTTCCCTGGTGGTTGGGGCGGCACAGGGGCTTGTGTGGCTCTTATGGCTATTACGCTTGCTCTGTCTGGGTGTGCGTTGCAAGACAAGGCTTATGCTCTGTATCACAGCGTAATCGGGACCGAGACGGTTGTTGAGCAGGAAATAACCCCGATTATTCCTGCTTATGATTCAATCATTGGTCAGGTTATGACTATCGTTAGAAAATCACAGCGTTGTGGCCGACTAGAGATTCCCAACGGCACGGGGCCGACAATCAAAATCGGCGAGTATCGTTTAACGGGTGGAATGTCTTTTCAGTCTTCGCTTGGTTCAGGCAAAATAAGTGAAACAGAAGATGAGCGCGAATATATGATTTTGACTCTCAGCGCAACTTTTAACGTTTATGACAGTGCTTGTTCACATGGGTATAAGGACGTTCGTTGGAACAAGGCACATGCAGCGGGAGAAAAACTTATCGCGGTTTGCATTGTTATGCTACGTGATAATCGCCATGCAATTGAAGAATATTCAGACGTTTTGGTAATTGATGCCGATGCATGGCAACAGTTCCTAGTTGATAGTGGGGTAATGGTTTAATGATAAAATTTAGAGGTAGTTATCAAGACCAGAAAATCCCATTGAAACGCGGACAAATTCTTTTGTTCGATGGCCATGATCGTCATTGGACAGGAAAGATAATTCATTGGCTTCAAAAGCGCCGTGGTTTTTCTGAACAGGCTGCACGGTGGATTCATGTTTGCGGTGTTTGCACTGACGGTTATCTTGTTGACCCTAAGCCTCCGGCGATTAGCTTCAATACTATTCAGAGCTATATGCGAGGCGGATATGATATTGCTGTTCTAACTGTAAAAAACCCATTGGTTTGTGACACATCACGGGCGCTGGCTTTTGAATCTATGTTGGGACATGCTTACGGTAAAATCGATTTGCTTTGGTTTATCTTGCCTAGATGGTTGCGCCGACTGGGATCACTTAATATGCCTGGTGAGTTTTGCTCGGAGATGGCCGCAACGGCATTAAAAAAAACTAACGAGCTTTTTTATCTCACGGATAAGAACCCTGACCAAGTTTTCCCGGCAGACTTATTCAATGAGGATTTTTTCGATATTGATATTTATTCCGCTTCTGAAGAATAAAAGTAATTGACTTTTAGGTTGTTTTAAAATAAAAATTAAATAGGAGCAAATTTAATGAAAGAAGAAACAAAAACAGATACTCTTGAAAATGAAGTTAGCGAAACTTTGACTAGTGAGATCAAAGAAGCTGTTGTCGAAGCAACGATCGAGGTCAAAGAGAGCCAGCCCAAAAAAGAGGATTCTGAAAAAACTATTGAAGACCCTCAGCCGTCTAACAATGATCATTCAGACGATGCAACCCCAGAAGGTGATGCCTCTGGTGAAGAAGAAGGGTCAACCGAGAAGGCTGAAGACGTTGACGATGATAAAAACTCCGTTACCGATGAGTTGATTGAACGAGCAGTGAAACTTGGCATTCCTTTGAAGGATGTTAAGGTTGCGAAGGCTTCTCTTTTGACGCATGTTTGCGATCAGATGGAAGCAGTGAACAAAGCCGAGGTTGTAACAGGGGATAAAGAAGATCCAAAAGTTTCCGCTGATAAGGAAATTGAGGACGCTTTGTCCGCTCTTCCTGAAATTGACGAAGACGTGTTTGACGAAATTATTGTTAATTTTGCTAAGGGCACGAAAAGTCTGATCGGGAAACTTTTGAAAGACAATCAAGAGCTAAAAGCATTGAATTCTCAGGGCAAGCAACAGAGTTTCTTCGATACTAAGGTTGCAGGTCTTGACGAACCGCTTGCTAAGGCTTTGAAAGATGCTCCCGCAAAACGCGGGATGCTGAGTAAAAAGTTTTCTGTTTTGGAGGCAGGATACAAAGTTACCGGTGAAAAGGTAGATGCGAATTCTATCTTTGAGGAAGCTGTTGCAATGACGCTTAGTGATGTAAAAGCAGAAGCAACAATCGCGGGAAAAGAAGAAAAACTAAAGAGCCGATCGAAGCAGATAGTTTCGCGGCCCGGAACAACAAAAAAAGAGTCGGTGAGTAGCGATCCTACTGAGATGGCCGTAGCCGCACTTAATAAGAAATTTTCGACAATAAATAAGTCGTAAAAATGGGAAGGAAAAAGTTATGTCACTCGAATTTACCCAAATTGATGATGCTGTCCAACTGACACAAGAGGCTCTTATCGCCGAGGACGCGTTTGTTAATATGCAAACCGACCTTACTCGCTTTGTCGCTTTGCGTGAGATATGGACCAAAAAGAAGAAAACGTTTAGAGGTGGACATCCGCTTCGTTTTGATATTCAGATGGACCACAATCACAGCGCACGGGCTGTTGGTCTTTTTGAGACAGACGGCGGCAGCATCAATGACACTATGGTCAAAGGTGAGTCTCCTATTCGTTTTGTTAATGCTCATTACGAGTATGACCAACGTGAGCCTGAATTTCAGGCCGGGGCACACGCTATCGTTGATCTCGTTAAAACGAGATATTCCGCGATGCAAATGTCGTTTTTTAAGTATCTTGAGGAAGTCTTTTGGAGCAAACCCGCTGATTCGTCAGATGTCAAAACTCCATATGGTATCCCTTACTATGTTGTAAAAAATTCGACTGAGGGTTTTCACGGCGGCAATCCGGCAGGTTTCGCTGCTGGTTGTGCTGGAATCAATTCAACCACTTATCCGCGTTGGAACAACTATACCGGGTCGTATGTGGCTATTACCACTGATGACTTGGTCAACAAAATGAAAAGGGCGAGCTTGAGTATTGACTTTCAGTCACCTCTTTCGCACAAAGAGCCTACGCTTTCTAACATGGGTAATGGTATCTATGTCAACATGGAAACTATCATCACTCTTGAGAAGATTCTTGCGGCTAATAACATGAGTCTCGGCAACGACCTTGCGAGCAAAGACGGCAAGACAATGTTCAAAGGAACATCAATTACTTATGTTCCTCAACTGAACAATGATACGACTAATCCTGTCTACATGCTTGATTGGATGTGGATGTATGCTGTGGCTCTTGCTGGGTGGCAGAACAAACTGACGAAACCATATCAGGTCGCTGATAAGCACACTGTTCGCCGTGTTGACCGTGATGTTTCATTGAACATGGTTTGCACAGATCGCCGCAGACAAGCAGTTCTTAGCCTGTAATCAAAAGAGTTTTTATTAGCCTGTAAGAAGAAGAAAGGAAAAGTATAAAAATGGATAGAAGTCAAAATAGTTATTATAAAGATGGCAATGCCATCAAAGAGTCTGTGTGGTATGAAGGCACTGACGCTCTCAAAAGGGGCGAAGGTGTTTGTTATGACTCGGATTATGTCGGTGATGGAGCAACTGAGGCTGACGGTCGGAGATGTAGCTATGTCGAGAGGGCAACATCATCCAACAACATGGACTTTGCCGGGACTGCGGATAGTACTTATCCTGCTAGTTCTGTTCCACAACTCATAACCATTAATGTTCCTGGTTCAAAGTTTGTTCCAGTTGCGATTGGTGTTGATACTGTGCTTGATACTGGCCTGCTCACTTTTTGTGTCAATGGCAAGTATAGCAAAGGCGCTGCCGGTGGTGATGGTTCAGAAGGTGGTCGTTTCTACACTGGTAAAAACAAGGGTCGTGGCTCGGCTGTTCCGAGACAGACTGTTACCGCTGTTTTGGAAGCCTTTATGGACGGGACAGGCTCGTTGGACACAACCGGCTTAGTCTTGACTGTCGCTGATGCTGGAGATACGGCAGAAGATGACATTGTTGTCTTGCTCGGTGGCGAAGATGAAGGCACGTCAAAAACTGTTATCCCTGGTAATTATACGGTTAGTTCCGTTTCCGGTAATGACATTACATTGACTAGTTCTGCTGTCGCTGCTACTCCTGGTGCGGCTCTCACTTGCACAGGATATGTCTATACAGGCAATCCAGTTGCGATGTGTGACCTTCTCGATGGCGAAGAGTCCGGCGGTATTGAGTTTATTAATCTGCCGAACGCCGGTGGAGATACTCAACCTTATATGGTTGGTGGTCTCTCCTATGTTTGCGGTGGACTAACTCTTGCTAATGATGCAGAGTGTGAGCTTGCACAGGGTTCTCTTCCTGGTGACAAGAAAACGTTTATTTGCCTTGGGGCCATGGCTACAAGTGATGTTGTAGTCGATTTGGTCTCTGCTGGGCTTCAGCTTGACGGCTCTACGGCGCTTGCGGAAATCAATGCGATTGCTGCGGCTGGTGATGCCTGCTATCTTCAGTTCCAAGGAGTTAAATGGCATACTCAGGATATTGCGGGAGACGCAGCCGAAGCGTAACCTTGATCAAACGGGGCAAGGCATTGTCTTGCCCCATATTTAAACCAATAAAATGAGGGATAAAACATGAGTGATACAAAAGTTGTTAAGCCCGAAGTCAAAAAGAACAGGGCTGTAGGGATTGAGCGTAGGGCTGAAAAACGTAAACTGCGTCAGGCCGAACAGGCCAAAGCATAGTTTAAAAGTTCTATCGAATAATAAATATGCGGGGCATATTGTCCCGCATATTCTAAAACAATGAAAGGTCTGTATCAATGAGCAATCAAAGTTCTGTTGTCGAATCCAAAGAAGCAACCTCTACCGTTCCCGCGAAACAAGAAGCGGAGAAGGCTGTTGTCGCGAAAGAGGCTCCGCCATTAGAGACCGAAAACCACGTTGATCCTGAAGTTGCTTCAACGTTCGTGGCTATGGGGTATAGTCTTCC